GAGAGCGGACGGAGATCCTTGGAGACGTGGAGTTCCCCAAGGTAGCGGCGCTCACTTAGCGCACCAGCCTTCGCGGCGGGCGTTGTTCTGCTTGACCTCAATGATGGTCGCCGTGGTGTCCTTGGACGACCACGACACGTCCTTCCAAACGGTGCAGACCGCGCCGTTAGTCTCGACGGTGCTGGTCAGGGTCACGCACCCGGTCAGGGGACAGATCAAGAGCATCAGAAGCGCCAACCGCATTGCGTGTTCTCCGTAGCACGTCCGCCGTCGCAACGGCCTCAACCTCGGCCACTGCGTCTGCGCGGATTTTAAAATAGACGCCGCTCAAGACGACTATGGCGATGAACGCCATAACCGCGTAACGCCCCAGCGGCGTGAACAGCAGGCTAAACACCGTGTTCGTCCATGTTCTTCTTGCGCCAGTACCAGATGGCCGCGCCTGCGCCAATGATCGCCACCATGATGACGAAATTTGTGTTGCTGAGTAGGCCCATGAACTGATCCGCCACGTCAGACGCATCCTTCGCCTGCGCTGCAACCTCCTTAGCGACGCCCACGCTTCCGAGCCCTGCCGTGAGTAGCGCCGCGTTACCTTGCTTGCTGTCCGCCATTGTTCGTACAGGAACAGGATCGGGATCGGTGCGCTGTTCCTGCTCTTCCACATGCTGGTCTGCGCTCCACCACGCGCCCGCCGCCTGGCGACGGCGCACGAGCCCCGGCAGCACCTTGCCGCCGCCCTTGGTCCATTTCATCAACTCGGCAGGCACCGCGTCAAGGTCGCCAGCGTTGACCTTCTTGAGCATGGTAGACGACTTGAGGTTGCCGACGCCCGCGTTGTAGGCGAAGTCCACAAGAACGTCGAATTGGTTCTGGGTCAGTTTGACCTTGACCAGATCCATCACGGCGATCTCATACTTGACGATGTCGCGCTTGAGGATGTCTTCGGCGTCCGCCTGCGTGATGATCATGCCATCCGCAACCTGGGGCGCGCCCGCAGCCGACGTGTGGCCGTAGCCGATGGTGCAGACGTTGGCGGGGCAACGGTACGCCTTCAGCTTGCAACCTTCGAACTTTTTGAGCAGGTTATCCAACCCACCTTGACTCATGTGCATGGCGTAACTCCTATCGGCTGACCAAACCAATGGTGATAAGAACAAAGCAAACCACAACCAGAACGAATGCAAGAAATGCCGCCCCCCACATTAGGACGCTGTGCGTCAGTTCTTCCTGATCTTTTGCGGCTTGAAGCGCCGCCGCCTTCTGATCTTTCTTGATCTGCGTGGTATGCGACAGAACCTGATCCCAGGCGGCGATGCCGAACTCGCCGATGAAATGGTTCTTCAGGTCTTCCATCATTTGGTCAGCTTCAGCTTTGGCGGCGTAGGCTTCCATCGCGATCTGTTGCGCGGTCTTGCCGCTCATCAAACTGCCTTTGGGATCGGCAGCAGTACGCGTGATGGCGGCTACGCTGTCGAACAGCGAGCCCATGTCGGACGCCATGCTCCGTAGCTCTTTGCCCACGGCAATGCCAGCCTTGATGGCTTCGTAGCTGGCCTTGGCTGCGGCTAGGAGTGTAAGCGGGTCCATCAGCGGCCCTCAATGTTGAAGGTCAGGTTTTTGTGGTCTGGGTACGCGATAACAACGTTTCCCTCAGGACACTTGTACATGATGCGGGCGATCAGCTTTGCCCCGCCGGAGGCGACGCTTTCCGGGCTCTCCACGGTCATCGTGTAGCCGAATTTGTCCACTGTCGGGCTGGCAGGACCGCTAAACTTGGCGACGGACGGCAGCGCCTTGTGGACCATGTAGTCGGAGTCGCGCACCTCAAGGCTGAAATCCTCAACCGTGCAGTCGTCGCGGATCTTCTGGCGGGCGACCACCACCTTGAATTGGCCGGAAGCCGGGCCGCTGGTGATGCTGAAGTGCTCCGCATCCCACTTGAGGATGTCCTTGGGGGGAAGTTTGAACTTATCGTATAGCGAATAACCACCACCAATCATCGCCATGACAGCAGTCACGACGGCGACGGGCTTGGTGATGGCGTCGGTGTCGATCACTTGTCCGCCTTCCCATCAAGCTTGTCATAGATGCGCTGGAACATTGTCTCGATGTGCTCCATGCGCTTGTCCAAGTCGAACCGGCTGACGTAACTCTTGGGTAGGTCTACCTCCAGTTCATGAAGGTCTGATCTCAGTTCCTTGACTGCGCCCCAAACTTCGCGCGCGAACCAGCCGCCGATGGCGATGGCTGCCCCGCCGACAAAGTTCATAAGTGTCTGCGTGTCCATCACGGGGCCTACTGGTTAGCAAGAGCGTTTGAAGTAGACACGGCAGGCCGCGAGATGAGGGCGTTGGAAATTGTACGAGCAGCGCCTTGCGCGATCTCACCGCGCTTTTTCATTTTTATCGCATCCTCCAACGCCGCCATATATTTTTGCGGATTGCGGTACATGGCGTCGAAAGCCCCGGCGGTTACGCGCGCATCCAGCGCGTTCTTGATAAATTTGCCCCCAAACACCTTCGCTAGTATCAAAGGATTTATGCTGTTAACGCCGCTAAAAAGTTCGCCCCATTGCGCCGGGGGAGGCGCAACGCGCGCGCCTTTGCCTGCTTCAGCAACTGTTTCAGCCTGCTTAAGCCGCGCGATGTCGCGCGCCGCAAGGTCCAGATCGGCGAGTTGCGACGGGGAGAACTTGGACGCCAACACTCTGGGGTCGTAAATCCCTTCGCTAGGTACAGTTTTTTGTAGTTCTTGCAACCGTTTCTGCACTTGCGCCGTGTTCAACAACGTCGTGTGTTCGGCTTCGCCGGTACGACCTATAGCCCGTTGAATAGTTTGCCTATGCGCGTTCAAAAACGCGATGGCCGCGTTGGGGTCGCCCGCCTTTATTGCGTCAAGCGCGCGGTTCTTGATATTGGCTACCAGACCTGCGCGCTGGTCTGCGTTCAGTTGCCGCGTCAGGAAGTCCATGCGGGGTGCGGTAGATAACGCCGCGTCTATGACTGCATCCGCGCCCCCAGCGTTTCTGAACACGGCGCTGCTTTCCGCAAACGCTTGACGTTGTCGGGCGTTAGTTGCGGCTTGCTCTGCAATCGCGGTAAGTTGATCCGTAACGCGTATGCCACTGCTTTCTAAAATGTCTAACTGCCTGCGATGATTTCTTACAAACGCTGCTGCTTTTTCAGCGTCTACAAGCCCATCCGCGCCCACAGCCTCTTTACGAAACAAACCGCTAATGCCTTCGCTCATTGTTCTGGCCGCAGCGGGGTCATTCCGAAAAGTTGTAACGAATTGTTGCGCTGACGTTTCAGACTTAAGAAACGCTGCCGCGACATCTTCAGGCAGAATTCCCGGCCTGTTATATTTGTTTTGTTGCAGCATCTGCGCGGTTTCGCCCGTACCCGTGCGCTCAACCACTTCGGAAAGATGCAATCCCCGCGCTTCATCAAACAATTCAAGCGTTCTGGGGGACACGCCGCTAGTTCTTAACGACGCATCCAATTCGTCCATAACTTGACGTATATTACGCGCGCCTGTGTAATTCTGCGCCGCGCTTGCGGCGCTTCGGTCCTGCGCGAGCGCCGCGCGAACAGTCATAAAGTCACCAGTTGTGACCGCAGACGGTTGCGGTATGGGCGCGCCGGTTCGGCCAGGCAAACCTGGTATGATTGAAGGCGTAAATTCGCCCGGCAAAAACTCCGCACGAAACCGTTCCAGCGCGCGGACGCCTTCGGGCGCGGCACTGGCGTCCATAAGCCCTGCCGCAGATCCACGCACCCCCTGCGCGGCTTCTAACGCGCGGTCTATATTAATGGGAACATCGCCGCCTTCAGCAACTACAGCGCGGTACGCAGGCCGCACAACGTTTTCGCGCGATTGGTTTGCAATCTGCTCCGCTATTTCCGTTAACCGCGCCCCTACGGCTTGCTGGCTGGGGTCGGGTATCTGGTTAGCCACGCTGCGCCCGGCACCTTGCAGCCGCGCCTCTTCAGCCGCTACCTGCGCCTCCAAAGCTGCTTGTATAGCTTCAGGACTTGCGGCTTCGCCGGGCGTCAGTTCACGGGCAGTTATTCGCGCCCGGTCACCGACATTTTGCAAGTTACCCTGAATGGCCGCAATACGCTCTTGCTGCGCTTCCTGCACCAACGGCGCAGTTTTGCCTTCCGCCAAAGCGTTTTGCATTGCAAGAACGCGAGGCTCGGCAACGCCGCCCTCGACAAGGCGCTCGCCGACGTTTACGGGGCCGCCCGATGTCAACATATTTTCAGTGTTCTGCATTGCCCGCAATGCCGCAGGTTGATCTCTGGTTGCCCGCGCCAAAATATTAGCGCCGGTAAGTTCAGGTGCCAGAACATAGTTGGCCGCGTCTCGCAGAGCGTTGTAGGTTTTCCCCCCGAGGGTCACCGTCCCACTGAGCATCGGCGTAAGCGGGTCAACCGCCATCTGCGCCGCGCGTAAGGCTAGCGCGGTTTTAGGTGCGTTGGCAGCCGCCGCAGCCTCCTTGACCGCACCTATGCGCCCGGCGATGCCAGGCGTTGCAAATCCGGTGATTGCGCCGCCCAACGCCCGCCCGCCAGCCTCGGAGGGCGACGCTGCGGGGCCAAACATGTAGTCGGCAATGCCGTGCGAAGTCGGCAGGATCGTGTCTTTATGGAACAAACTTTCAATATCGCCGGGAAGCCCAGGCACCGCTGTGACTACGCCCTTGGGCACCCCAACCGCAACGTCGCGCCATTGCTGGCCTACTTCCGCCAACGTTGGGATTTGCACTTCGGCTTCCGGCTGATTTTTAAGCACACCTTTGCGGCGTGGGCGTTCCGGCGCAACCGCAGGCGCTTCGCCCGCTACCCCCCGCGATTCAGGCGCTGACGCAGCTGTTGACAAATGCTGCAAAATTTCGGCGTCGTTGTACCCAGCTTTTTTAGCGCCAGCAACATCAAAGTTTGATTGCTTTGCCAGATGGTCCATTATTTCGGGTTCGCTATACCCGGCTTTGCGCGCGCCTTCTATGTCGAAGCCCATGATTAACCACCCCCAAAAGCACTTAACGGCGGACGTGACGGCGCTGTGGATCGACCATTAGTGGTGGGTCTTGGTTGTGCTGGCGCAGCGGGGGCACCTGCCGCCGGGCCAATTTTCATTTGTTCCCCGCTGGCGGCGCTTTCAAGCATACTCTTCAAATCGCGCAGAGTTGCCAAGCGAGAATTGGCGGGCACTAATGGATCGGCAATTCGACCGACCATTTTTTCCACGACTTTACGGTCTTCGTTAGAAAAACCACCGCCAAGTTTACCGTTTACAAAATCCAAAAGAATCTTAGATTGGAACGTCTCTAAACGATTAATGTTTGTCATTCCTGGCGTTGCCGTACCAAAAGCGCCCCGCGCCAGCGCCCCGCCAGTTTCCAGCAAGCCAGACGTAGATTGTTTAACGATATTTTCAAGTTCAGGATCGGCCACAAGTTTAAGAATTTGCGCGGCGTTTTGTTTTTTAATGGCTTCTTCTTGTGTCGTTTTAACACTTGACTGCGCTATTTCGCGTGCGGTTGTTTCAGCACCTACTTGTTCCGCTTTGCGGACATCGGCTGCGGCCAAGAATTGTTCCATAGTCTGCGGGGCCGCAGGTTGCGCTGCCGCAGCACTGGCTGGAGACGCGCTGGGCGTTGTCGTCGCCTGCTGGTTGAGCATTGCGTTAGTTCCGGTACCACCCAGCCCAAGAGGCTTAAATGTTCCGCTACGCATGTCTACGATGCCTGGCACACCGCCAACAGTCTCGTACTTAGCGTTCTTTAAATCTTCAGCAATCTTTACGATGTTGTTTACGTTCTGCGGCGTAAACTCGCGGGGCACACTTCGCGCAAAAGGTTCCGACAGTTTTGCAAGTCTATCGTACAACGGGTAAAAACTTTTTTCGTCTGACGACGCAATCAAAGGCGCAAAAGTTTCAGCAGTAGATTTGAAAAGTTTAAGCGTTGTGTCTTCGCTTAAACGCCCTTCGCGAGCTGCCTCATACTGCGCTTTAGTCATTGCAGTATTAAATTTTGCAATCTCTTGAAACGCGTCGGGGTTAACTTGACGCAACTTTTTAAGCGCATCCGGATTGGTAAGATCTTCATTTTGAGTAATAAATTCGCGCGCAGCCGCGCTTGACGCAAGCGTCCGCTTTGTCTCGCCCAGCTTAAGCCGCGATTCTTCAAGCGCGGTTTGCGCGGCTTGCGTATTTACGCCAATGGAGCCCATCGACGCAGCATGACGCTGGAGCGCCAGCGCAGGCTCATAGTTGCCCGACGCAATCAGACCTTTAATGACATCCGGCGTCGCCTTGCCGCCTGAACGACCAAGAATGTCATTCAGCGCGTTTTCCTTTTGAAGTTCTGCCGCCCGCTGCTGCATGAGCATGTTGGACGTTTGCATCTTCTGCATATGCTCCGCTATGGAGAGCATATTGGGGGCCTGCGCCTGCTGAAGCTGCGGAAGGTTGACGCTGTAATCGACCATCGTCGTATCCTTAACTTACGAAGTTCCAGGCGCAAATGGCCCTGAGCCCATATACCCACCAGCACCGTATGAATACGGGCTGTCTGTGCGCGCAAAATTAGCCGCGTAGTTCGGCGCGCCGCGGTTCAGGTAGTTGTTCATCATGTACGAACTCATGCCTTGATTGAGCGCGTTCGTCACCGCGTTCGCTTGGTTCAGGTAGCCCGACGCCTGAGCGTTGCCGCCCGCGACCGCAGCCTGCGCCAACCCTTGACCGAGACCCGTGTACGTCTGGCCCAAGTTCGACCCCAGCGCCCCGGCCTGCGCCGCAGATCCAGCAGCCGCCGCCTGTCCGCCAGCATACAGACTCTGCAACGGAGCAAGCTGCGCCGTCCGGTTGGTCTGGTAACGGTTGAAAGCGTTCTGATATTCTTGCGACCCAAGGTTCTGGCCGTACTCGGTAGCGCCTTTGATGTTCGCGCCAGACATGCCCATGCCCTTGGCAGCAGCGCTGGCGTTCAACGCTTTCATGCCCTGATCAAGACGGAACTGGTAACCTGGGTCAGTTGTAAAATCCGACATGCCAAAGTCTTTGGCGTACCGGCCATAACCCTGCGCGTTCTGATCGCCGCCAATGCCCAGCAGCGTCATAAGCTGGTTCTGGGCGGTTGTGCCGCCCTGACGGTACGGCGCGAGATCCGCCCGGCCAATGTCGAACATTTCGCGCTGGGCGGCAATGCTCTTGTCCGCAGCCTCACGCTGGGCGGCGGCGCTTGCAGCCGCAGCTTCGCGCTGGGCGTCAGCGGCGTTGCTGGAGCCAATCAAGCTAGAGCCCGCACCGAGTACGGCAGACCCTGCAATAGCGGAAATCGGATCAGGCATGGGAGAACTCCGCGCAATAGTCTGTGTATTTCTCGCCGTACAATGCCATAACTGCCCCCGACTTGGCTAGGGCCGCGTCGTACCCATGACATAGCATGACCACGGCCAGAACAACATCATAGTATGACGCCCGCCACATAAACGACTTGGCGTCTGCTTTACCGGCGCGTTCCGCTTCGTCTGACGCCGCCCACTTCAGGAACGCCGTTGCCATCACAGGCAGCAGGCTGGCCGAGTTGGCGGCGAAGAACGGATTGGACGGCATCTGCACCAGACAGGACCAGATCGCGCGGCGCATGTCGTCGCCCGTCACCGGGTCGCCGTCCACAACGTCATCAAACACTTGGATGGCGTCCCACAGGTCCAGAAGCCAAGCGCGGGCGTGAGGCGGCAACTCCAGAACGGTTGCAAAGTAGTCCGAGATTGTCTGTTTGTGCGGCACCCGCATCCCCTACGACAGTTGCTTGACGAACGACGGCAACACCTCGGCCTGCGCCCGCACCATCTCGTTTCGAAAGCTCTCAGTCGCCGCCGCGCCCTGCCGCGCTTCCTTGGCGACCTCGATCTGGAGCATGGGCATGGCCGAAATGGCGCACATCCACTCGTCAATCTCCGCGCCGGTCTGCGGGTGCGTACCACGCAACTGCGTAAACCATGCGCACTGGAGTTGAACGCACTCTTTCTTGATCAGCGGGCAAAATGATCCGTTCTTGAGCTGCATCGTCAGTCCTTGGTCGCGATGATGACATCGACGTACTGGACGGCAAAGTCCATCGCCGTGCCGCTACCTGTGTTGGCTATGGTAATGCCCGTGGTGGCAGATGTGACAGTTCCAGAATAATTAATTGCTGTTCCACCGCCCGCAGTGGTGCCAGTGCCAGTACCATCATTTTTAAGATACGTTCCAGCGTGCGTATGCCCAGGGTCCGTCAATGCGTGCGTATGGCTAGGCATGTTGGCCGTGGTAATCGTCCGCGACGTGAACACGCTTGTGAACCCCGTCGTGCCGCCGCTGCTGGCCGATCCAGAGACCACGCGCAACGCCTTGTTGTCGTGCGTCGTGGACTTGGTCCAACCGGTGGGAGCGGAGGTCTGCACAAACAGCATCGCCGTGCCGCTGGGCAGATACGCCCATGCGCCTTTGTACACGCCGGGGCTGGCGATCTCCAGCGCCGCGCTAGGCGTAGCCGTGCCAATACCAACCTGACCGGTATTGTCGATAATGAACGGCGTAACGTCAGGATCACTGGAGTCCTGCACCTTGAGCGCCGCGCCTGTGCCAGTCTGGGTAATCTGAAGCGCCGGAGATGGGGTATTGGAGTCGATGGTGACGTTACCGGACAACACAGGCGACACCGCCGCCGTGGGGGCCGAGATGTTGTCTACCGTCCAGATCAGCGCGTCGTCGGCGTCTTTCAGCACAAACTTGTAAATCGCGCCACCTAGCCAGACATTGGCCTCGCCTCGCGAGTCCAAGATGATTGGATTGGTATTGGCCGTTGCCGCTGTCGAGTCCGTGTAAGTAGCCTGCAACGTGGTTGTACCAGCGATGTAGGTGTACAGCTTACCGCCGACCAAAGGTTCGCCAGCAGCGTCAACAAAAGCTGTTTTGGGGGATGGAGTGAGAACAGCCATTATTCACCTATATTCGAAGCTACGGTCAAGATGACCGATGGGATGGCCGGTACAGGCGCAGACGCCGCTATGCGGGCTATCTGAACATTCGTGTTGGAAGTAGACCACATCAACCGGAAATAGTCACCTGCGCTCATGCGAATGACAAAGTTCCACGCCGCAACGTAAGCGTTACTGGAGCCAGACATGGTCAATTTGGTGGCGCTTTCAGGCACGGACGTTCCGTTCACATCCGCCCAGATGTACACGTCTTTGGACGCTGCGTTGGTGCTGACCAGTTGCAGCGAGAATTGAATGTTGTACGAGCCCGTGCGGTTCACATAGACCCGCGATGTCGGCGCTCCAATGCTGACGCCTTGGGTCAAGCTGGTGTTGTCAAACGTGATGGCGTAGGCCGTGTTGATGGCGGCGGCGGTCTGCGTGGTAGTGTCATAGAACGCCCCACTGCGAAGCGATCCGCTGCCAAGAATGGCGTAAAGGTTATAGAAATACCGATACCACCCGCGCGTCACGTAGTTCGTCACCGTGTCCCAGATTGCAACACGCGGAGCCGGTATCTGCGTGATGTTGTCAAGCATTGGTAGGACTCGCGATCAGTTCCGCGCCCATGATGGCGATCTTGACCGGATCGGTCCCTGACACCTCGTACACGCGGTCGCGAAGCTTTACGGTCATGCCAAGCCTACGCCACAAGACGCGCCGCCCGGTCTCACCAATTTTGCCCATGGACCGCCAATGTTCGTTGGACCAAGTATGGCCTCCGTCATCCGACCAGCGCAGCATGACCTGCGGGTCAGATCCTTGCACGATGATTGCGTCAGTGGTTTCTTCCGACTCACCGCTAATTGCGCCAGCGGACGCGGCGTCAGACGAGATGCTGCTGAGATAGGTCGTGGTCGCAGGCGTTGCGCCATCAAGCCCCACGCCCGTCTCGCAATCGAGTTGCAAACTGTGCTGCGTTGTGCGGCGCAAGTTGTTGGTGCCGGTGGGCAGCGCCCGCCATGACCGCAGCCATTTTTGAACAGAACCTGCTTCGGTGTAAACCGTTGGATCGTAAGCATAAATTTGGCCGGTCAAATAATCGCCGATCACGATCTGACCATTGAACGCCATCTGGCAGTTGCCGCGATGACGGG